AACGCTGCCCCCATTAACCCATTCGGAAGCGCGAGCAATAGAGGCGTTTATTATTGGGCTCAAAGGTCGAGAAGGCACGTTCACGTTCGGCAATCCGCTGCACACTAGCTCTGCCACTGCTACCACCTCTGGCGTAACAACTATTCGCTCAGAGAGCTTGACTGCAACAGGTTCCGCCGTATCAGCAGGAGACTACTTCCAGCTTGGTGATTACCTGTATATGGTTACAGTTGGCAAGGCTTCAGGCTCCGGTACGATAGAGTTTCAGCCGCCACTAAGAGCGCAAGCTGCAAGCGGTTCAGTGTTAGACTTTACCCTGCCGAAAAGTTTGTGGCGTATGGCATCAAACGATATTGGCTGGTCAATAAGCACAGCGTCACACTATGGTTTTACACTAGCATTCACTGAGGCATTATGAGCAGAGCATTAAGTGCGGAAATGTTGGCGGTAGCAACTGCTGACATTGTACGGCCTATCTATCTTGTTAAAGCAGAGTTTGACTCAACCCCACCTGAAGATAGAAACCTTTATCTTTGGTCGGGCTTTGGCGACCTTACCTTTAACGGCAAAAACTACTTAGGCGTTGGCAATCTTTTATCCATTAGTGCTGTTGATGAGTCAACCGACTTGACAGCAACTGGCGCGAGTATTGTTTTGTCTGGCATTCAATCCCCTTTACTTGCAATTGCTAGTGACGAAGATTACCAAGGCAGGCCAATCACCATTTACTTGGGCGCACTAGATGACACTGGCGACTTGATCGCAAGCCCTACAGTCTTGTTCAGCGGCTTTATGGACGTAATGACCATTAGCGAGGCTGGCGAGACTTCGACAATTAGCGTGACCGCTGAGAACAAGCTGATTGCCTTTGACCGCAGCTATGTACGGCGATACACAGCAGAAGATCAAAAGATTGATTACCCCAACGACATGGGCTTTGAGTTTGTTGCTAAGATTGCAGACCAAGAGATCATCTGGGGTAGAGCAAGCCCTGCATCTGGACAAGGTGGCGGTTCTGGTGATGGTGATGGACGACCAAGAAGGAACAGCGTTTGATAACAATACAACACGAATGCCTAACTAACGTAAAAGAAGAAATTAAGCCTCTGCTTGAGATTCATTGGGAAATGGTCGCCCTGAATCAAGGCAAGATAAAACTAAACCCAGACTGGAAAGAATACGCCAAGCTCGATGCTGCTGGCATTCTCAAGATATTCACAGCGAGAAGTGATGGGCAGTTGGTAGGCTACTGCGTTCTTATCATTAGCAGTAGCATTCACTATAAAGACCATATCTTTGCAATCAATGATGTAACCTTTGTCCTGCCGGAATATAGGACAGGCGCAACAGGCTATAAACTGTTAAAATATGCCGAAGATTATTGTGACGAAAATGACGTTTCGCTTATGATGGTCAACACAAAAGTGCATGTACCTTTTGATAATTTACTTATAGGGATGGGCTTTAATTTAATAGAGCGCATTTACTCCAAATGTTTTAAATAGGTGATGAAATGGCAGTAACAGCAGTAGCAGGTTTGATGTCGGCAGCAAGCGCAGGAATCGCTGCTGCTGCGGCGGGTACAGCGTTCACTATATTTGGTTTAACTGGGCTTGCCGCTTACGCCACTGCCTTTGCTATTGGTGCCGGACTTTCAATGGTATCAAGAGCATTGATGCCAACCCCAAGCCTTGGTCAAAACTTAGCTGGCCGATCTGTCACAGTTAGACAGCCAGACGTAACCCGCAAGATTGTCTACGGTCAAGCGCGTGTTGGCGGTGCTATTGTTTACTTAGTCTCTACTGGTTCTAAGAACGAATACCTACATTTGGTAATGACTGTCGCCGGACATGAGATCGAAAGTTTCGAGGAGATGTGGTTCAACGATGACAAGGTATGGGACAAGGACACAGGCTTTACTGATGACTATGGGGATTATGTTTTATTCAACAGATACCTTGGTAATCAAACAACCGTAGACCCCGTGCTTGACGCTGCATCTGCACAATGGACTTCAGCCCACGTTCTGAATGGCGTAGCTTACGCTATGGTTCGTTTGAAATATGACGTAGACCAATTTGCACAAGGCTTGCCGAACATTTCTTTTGTGATTAAAGGGAAGAAGGTTTACAACCCTATCACCGACGTGACAGAATGGCCTCAGAACCCTGCCTTTGCGTTTACGACTACTTACTTGACTCACGCTACGGTCTTGCAGAAAGCTCCTCAAACGTCAATCTAGCAGCCTTAACAAGTGCTGTTAATCTTTGTGATCAATTGGTTGCTGAGAGCGATAATCAAATACGCTACACATTAGATGGTGTAGTAGATTCAGCGAATAGCAGAAAAGAAAACATTGAGTCTATGCTTTCAGCGATGGGCGGTTCTTTGGTCTATTCAGGCGGCCAGTATTTTATATCCGGCTCCTCTTATGTTGCGCCCACAATTACCATTGACGAGTCTGTAATGGTTGGGGCAATCACTGTTTCAACTAAGAAATCAAGACGCGAGCTTTATAACGGCGTTAAGGGCGTATTCTTAAACGCTGAAGAAAACTATACCGTATCTGATTACCCTGCACAGATTAGCAGTGATTACGCAATTGCCGATGGCGACCCTGTTTATCTCGATATGGGATTGGCATTCACGACCAACCAAGTACGGGCGCAGCGGTTGGCAAAACTTGCCCTGCTAAAGTCACGCCAGCAAACAACTATCAACGTCCCCTGTAACCTTGCCGCTTTAAAGTTCAAGGCTGGCGACAATATCAACGTCACAAATACAAGGCTCGGTTGGACTAATAAGCCATTCCAAATTCTTGGCTACACCTTAAACGCTGATAGTGATGGCAGCATTGTTGTTGATGTATCTGCAATTGAAACAAGCCCAGAACTGTACGACTGGCAATCAAGTGACGAGAAAGATTACCTGTCTGCTGGTGAGGTTTATATCTATGACGGCAAGACTACAGTTGCCCCTAGTTCTGTAACCGCAACCCCGTACACGTTCCTCGCTGCTGATGGCACTGTTGAGTCAGGCTTAGACGTTTCGTTCCCTGAATCAAATGATGCTTTTGTCGAGCATTACAGAGTTGAGTGGAGAACTGGTGCTGAAGATTGGCAGTCAATAACCACTAAACTTACCAGCGTTCAGATAGCAAACTTAGAAAGCAACGTGCTTTATGATGTAAGGGTAATCGCTGTTAACCAATTAAAAGTTGACAGTGCGCCAACATACACTACAGCTACCACAGCAGTTGACGTTACACCCCCTGCATTGCCGTCTAACCTTTCTGCCGTTGGTGGATTAAAGCAGATTGTCGTGACATGGGATAACCCTGCCGATACAGACTTTAAGCATGTGCAGGTATTCGCTCATACTAGCGACTCAATACCCGCCACCCCTGTCGCCCTAGTGGACAGTGAATCTTTTGTGCTTGGTGATTTACTTGCTGGTGATCTTAGATACTTCTGGCTCAAGTCCGTTGACTTTACTGGTAACGTATCTGCTGCCACAGCTTCAATAAGCGCAACAGTTGCTCAAGCTGCAACATCTGACATTCAAGACGAGGCTGTCACGTTTGACAAGATTGACGTTGACTCTATCTTTGCCAACACTGCCGTCATTAACTCGATCACATCGAACGCCATTGATGTAGCTACCCTTAACGCTAATAACATTTCATCGACCACATCTTTAACTGTTGGCACTGGAAACAACGTAGGCGTTATATCTGGGGAAGATGCGACATACAGAATATGGGCAGGCCATGCCAGTTCAGCCTCTGCACCTTTTACGGTTCGGCAAGATGGTCATTTAAGCGCAACAGGCGCAGAGATAAACGGAAGCATCACGGCATCTACTCTTATCCTGTCTGATACTACTCAAGGATATAACCTTACCGCCCAAGCTGTTTACGGTGCATCAATTGGCCTTGCAGCTTTAAAGCCTGACGTATTAAATTATATTGACGAGGTTGCTGCTGAGTACAGCGGTAATGTTGCTGG